AGGAAGCCAAGAAGACAGGCGGTATCATCAACAAGGCATTTGATGGCCTCAAGAAAGTCGTTACTGCACCTTTTGAACTCGCAAAGCGAGCAGCAAGCGGATTAGGAAACCTCCTCAAAGGCGGTCTTGGAATCGGTCTTGTTGTTGGCGTAGTAGATAAACTATCAGAGTCCTTTCAAAGCAATCAAAAGGTAGTAGATGCAGTAAACAAGGTGATGACAACCTTGAGCATTATCTTCAGTCAGATAACCGAAGCCATCTTTGGTGCGGTAGAGGAGCAGAGCAAACTCAATGGAGGATTTGATGCAACGAAGAAGGTACTCGGTGGATTGATTAGCGGAGTCCTTAACGTATTTGTAGGCATCATACAGGGCATCCAATTAGCGGTGCTTGAAACGCAGCTTGCTTGGGAGAAATCCTTTTTTGGCGATAAGGATGCAACACGCATCAAAGAACTAAACAAGGAGATAGCCCTTACCCGTGAGGAGCTGACCAAGACGGGTGAGAACCTTGCAGAGAGTGGCAAGATGGTTATCAATAACCTTGCAGAAGCAGCAGGCGAAGTAGCGAAGACTGTTGTCGCAGTTTCAAAGAGCGTTGTAAAGGCGGTGAAGGAGTTGGATATAGATAAGGCCACGAGCGATGCAGAAAGATTAGTAGCGTTACGCAAACAAGCAGCACTCGCTGATGTAGAACGGCAGAGGATTCAGCTTGAGTTTCAAGCAGGGCAAGAGAAGCTACGGCAGTTGCGTGATGATGAGCTTGTGTCTCTTGATGTGCGGATGCAAAAAAATAATGACCTACTTGCATCTTTTAAAGAACAGGCAAAGTTAGAGGAGGTACAAATCCAAAAAAAGATAGATTTAGCGCAAGCGGAAATAGCAGTATTAAACAATGCAGAAAACGCAGTTGCGTTAGCTCAAGCGCAGTTGGAATTAACTGACTTGCGTGAGAGGCTTCTTGGTCAAGAGTCGGAAGCCCTTGCAAACCAAAACTCCCTGCTTCGTGAGCAGGCAGACATCACCAAAAGCATCGGTGAGGCCGACCAAGAGATATTTGAGATTCAGCAGAACGCTCAACTTGAACTCATAGATGATGCGGTAGCAAGAGCCGAGAAAGAAATAGAGATAGCACAAAATGTATTTAACCGCAAGAAGGCATTGCTTGAGCAAGAGGTGGCGGCTACAAAAGCAGGAACCGCAGCTCGTGCAGAAGCAGAGAATCAGTTAAAGTTATTTGAAGCGCAGAATGATGCTGATAGTTTAGCTCGCACGAAGTTGCTGCAACAGGCCAAACTTGACACGGTACGCAACGCCCTCAACGGCATCGCACAACTCGTGGGTGAGAATACCCTACTTGGTAAAGGCATAGCATTGGCACAGGTCGGCATAGACACCTACACGGGTGCTACAAAGGCTCTTGCTCAAGGCGGTGTATTCGGTTACATAGGCGCAGCAGGAATCATTGCAACGGGTATCGCAAACGCACGGAAGATAACCGCTACGCAAGTGCCTACGCCCTCAAGCGGTGGTGGAGGTGGCTCAAGCCCTGCAATAACAAATACGCTATCGCAGCCTGCAAACCCTGCGCAGTTTAATATCGTAGGTCAGTCCAACCTCAACCAACTTGCGCAGAGCATCGGCAGTCAGTTTGACCAACCTATCCGTGCTTATGTTGTAGGGCAGGATGTCACGACCTCACAACAACTACAACGCCAAAGAGTAAGAACCGCAACATTCGGATGATGAAACTAATTGAACTAATACTTGATGAATCAATGCTGCTCACGGGGATTGATGCAATATCCCTTGTAGAATACCCTGCCATTGAGGAGGACTTCATTGCGCTCAACTCACAACGGGTTGAGTTCGCTACGCAGAACGATGAGAAGCGCATCCTTATGGGAGCAGCACTCGTACCCAACAAACCCATCTACCGAGCAGAGGGACAAGAGGAGTTCTACGTTTACTTCAGCGAAGCCACCATCCGCAAAGCAAGCGAGATGTTTTTTCAGAAGTCCAAGCAGAACAACGCTACGCTTGAACACGAGGTAGGCATCAATGGCCTCACGGTTGTAGAGTCGTGGATTATCGAAGATGAGGTACACGACAAGAGCAAGAAGTACGGCTTTGATTTGCCCGTAGGCACTTGGATGGTATCTATGAAAGTCAACAACCCCGAGATTTGGACAAACTTTGTCAAGACGGGAAAGGTCAAAGGCTTCTCTATTGAGGGGTACTTCGTGGACAAGCTAAACCTTGCCAAGCAAGAGATGGCACAGATAGAGGAGCAAGAAGCAGCGTTAATGCTTGCGCAGATTGTCGCTATCATCAAACGTGACGGGCGCAAGAAGACGGGCAAGCGTATTGAGATGGAATCGTACTCTGACTACCCCGATGCGGTAAAGAACAACGCCAAGCGTGGCATTGAACTAAACGAGAAGAACGGCAACAAGTGTGCAACGCCTGTGGGTAAGGTAAGAGCGCAGCAGCTCGCACAGGGCAAGCCTGTGAGCGTAGAGACCATCACACGGATGTACTCATACCTATCAAGAGCCGAAGAATACTACGATGAGAATGACACCCAAGCCTGCGGTACAATATCGTTTCTGCTATGGGGAGGTCTTGCAGGCAAGCGTTGGGCAGAATCAAAGTTAAAAGAACTCGGCAATGTATAGACCAATGAAACTCCCTGTCGCTTCCCCGAGAGGTGGAAGGCGTGGGTGCTTATGCAAAGACAACACCTACAAGTCCACCTGCTGCGATGGCTCATTGCAAGCGCAGGGCGTTGGTGCTTTAGTGGGTCAAGGCACAAGCGTAAGGATACGAGGCGAGGAATGGCAGACCATCAACACACGATGGGAGTCCACAAATACGCTATGGCAAGACCTATAAAAATGTTACAAATAATCAAAACCCCTTTAATTAGTTAGATATGAAAGCAAACAATATCCTTAACCGCATCCTTGCCGAGCTGTCCTCCATCCGTGAGGTTAAGTTCGAGCAAATGACCCTTGAGAACGGAGCCGTTCTTGAGGCTGAATCATTTGAAGCAGGCAGCGAAGTCTTTGTCGTAAGTGGCGATGACCGAGTTGCTGCTCCTGTTGGCGAACACCTACTTGAAGATGGCCGTATTTTGGTCATCGAAGAAGAAGGCGTAGTCGCTGAAATTAAAGACGCTGCTACCGAAGTAGAGGTAGAAGTTGAAGCCCCCGAAGCAGAGGTAGAACTCGCAGAGGTAGAGGTAAAAGAAGAAGCCCCTGCGGTTGTCGCAATCATCGAGAAAGTTCTCGAGGAGATTGCAATGATGCGTGAGGAGATGAAAGGAATGCGTGAGGAGATGGGCGGTTACGCCAAGAAGGAGGAGATGGCTGCGGTTAAAGCAGAACTATCTGCCGCACCTGCTGCGAAAGCCATCAAGCACAACCCCGAAACAAAGCAAGTCCAAAAGATGAGTTCTAACCGCCCCGAAAGAGCGATTGACCGAGTCCTTGCACGAATCAACAAATAATAAATATAAAAAATGGCTACGACCACTTCAATCACTACAAACTACGCAGGAGCGTTTGCGAGCAAGTACATCTCTGCTGCATTGCTTTCTGCTAACACGCTTGACAAAGGACTCATTGAAATCCTTCCAAACGTAAACTACCGCACCACCCTTCAGAAGGTCAACACCAACGACATCGTAAAAGATGCCACTTGTGATTTTGATGCAACTTCTACCTTGACTTTGACCGACCGCATTCTTGAGGTTGAGCCATTCCAAGTGAACTTGCAGCTTTGCAAGAAGGACTACTACGATTCTTGGATCGGTGGTCAGATGGGCTTCTCTGCTTATGATAGCATTCCTGCTTCTTTTGCTGACTTCCTTATCGCCCACGTTGCTGCCAAGACTTCACAGAAGATTGAGCAGAACATTTGGAACGGAACTGCCGCAAGTGCAGGTGAGTTCAGCGGATTCCTTTCTTTGATGACTGCCGACTCTGACGTTATTGACGTAACTGCCACCACCGTGACTGCCGCTAACGTAATCACCGAGCTTGGTAAAGTTGTAGACGCTATCCCTTCTGCCCTTTACGGCAAGGAAGACCTGCAAATCTTCGTTCCACAAAACGTAGCAAAGGCTTATGTCCGTGCTCTTGGTGGATTCGGAACTTCAGGTCTTGGAGCGAATGGTGTTGACAACAAAGGCACTACTTGGTACGGCAACGGAGACTTGTTCTTTGATGGCATCAAGGTTGTAATGTGTAACGGACTTCCTTCTAACAAGATGGTAGCTGCTCAAGCAAGCAATATGTTCTTCGGAACAGGGCTTCTGAACGAGCGTAACGAGGTTCGTGTACTTGATATGGCTGACCTTGACGGTTCAGACAACATCCGTGTTATCCTTCGCTTCTTCGCAGGAGTTCAGTACGGCATCGGAGCTGACGTAGTCCTTTACTCTTAATCCGAGTTAATGTAAATCAAGA